TCTTCTAATTGTGACCCTAATGGTCTTCCAAGTTCTTCTTGTAAAGCTTTAAGGTCTATTTTTTCCTTGTTCAATCTAGATAAATAAACATCACGTATCTCATTAAGTTTATCGGGTACGATTGCCCAAGGAGAATTTATTACATCAAGTAGCTTCATCTTCGTTCTCCTCATAGCTGTTGGGTAACTGATCAGTGCTTTCACCTTCTTCTGGTTCTTCACTTTCTTCTGATTCTTCTACCCGTCCTTCTGGCTCAGGATTTACCGAAGACCCACCTTTAATTTCTTGTTCCATTTTGAGTTTTGATTGGTTTGATATCCAATCACCACCGTTTTGCTCAACCGTTTCTTGTGTATGTGTAGTTATACCAAGGCTGATTCGTTTTTCTACAGCTTGTATTTCTTTCAATTCGTCTATGTGACCTCTTGCAGGGCCGATCCAATCAGCTTTTAAATAAGCTCTTCTTATTAATGGTGATCTGAAGAATCCAGGAGCTTTTATTCTGCCCAATGCCACCGCTTCATAAAACCAGACCTCATAAACCCTGTCGCAAAAAGACCTTGCCAACCAACGCCTGCGGTTCATGAAAAAACGCCACGCTTCCATGATAGAAACTCTACTTGCACTGTATGATGAAGTAAAATGTTTGATTAAATATTCAAACGGCAACTCAAGTGCAACCCCTATCTGCCTTAATACCGATTGCACAAACATATCAAAGTTTCTATTGGGCCTTTGTGGATTTGCAATTTCTATTGATTCGTCAGGTGCTAATCCTACCATAGCCCCTGCAGCTAGCTTTTGCGTATCGTCTGCGGTAGAACCACCTGTTTCAGCTGTTGGTTCCATTGGATTTATCAGGCCATCGCCTGACTCTGTTTTAACAAACACCGTAAACAGTGATGATACGACTGCAGCCATAATTTCAGCTTCCGAGTAACGATCCAACATCTTTAAATGTTCAATAACAGGAGCAAACACAGGTACGCCACGTGATTGCTCTGGAAACAAAGTCCTGTAAAGATGAACAACGTTACGTAAATTGTTTTTGGGGTTATAAGCCTCTAGTCTTGTCCATTTTCGTCCTTCTGGGTTCAACATAAGGGACGATTGCGGATTCATATTGACTACATGATATGCGATAGGCTCTCCAGTTTCTTGTTTCTTTTCAACCCCGTTTGTCATTGTTGGGGTGTTCATCGCAAAATTCTCGTTAGTCACCCTATCTGCATCAATCATCTGCATTTTCAACGAATAAGGAGAACCAGACCTACTAACTCTTGGCAACGAAACAAAAACATCTCCCTTGGTAAGAACTGATCTCATCACTACTTCTTGTATTTCACCGAAATCTAAAGTCCTCTGTATATCACACTCTGTGCTGTTGGCAAACAAATCCCATTCACACATAATGTTGTATTCAAGTTCTTCAGCTTTTTTGTCCTCTAGATTCAGCTTTTTACGGTCCAACATAGGCTTCAATTTCAAGCCCCCACCAACAACATTAGTTATAATAGTATTAATTGCTCCTGTAGCTATTGGTGCGTTCCTGTATAAATCCATGGATCTATTTCTAAGAACGTCAAACTGCGTTTGCGATATCATCGCATCTGGTGAACCCTTGGCCGTTGTCCATTCAGACGTACCACGCCTTCCTGTTGAGCTTCCTAAATAAGCTTCTGCAAGGGCCATCGTATATCTGGCCTTCATGCGCTGTGCAGCTCTTTCTGGGGCAACAAAACCTATAGCCTTGTCCATCCAATTAGATTTTATTTTGCTCTTATTAGCTCGTCTTCTAGCATTCATACTGGTGTTACTCCCTTAACTGGTATGCCACCACCCGACTTCGAAAGCTTCTTTACCATACGATCCCAATACTCAACCTGTGCCTGTGCATCTGAAAGATTAGCACGTGACAAACTTCGTCCTGCAATAGAATACGATTGGCCTGTAGCTATGGCATCAATAGCAGCCAACCACGTCGTTAGTTTAGCTTCTGCCTGTGCTAATGTTATCCCCGCCATGTTGTCATTCCTTTCGATATTATTCTTCTTTTTCTTTTAACTTGAATAGGTGCTTCGATTTTATCAAAGTTAGGGTGTAATATGCGTACCGATAAATAAGCAAGTGCTTCCGCATCTAAAAAGTGGTTGTCCTTCTGGTGTCGTACCCACACAACCTTGCCAGAACTCTTTTTTACTCTGCCCTCAGATACTATCTGTTTACAATAATCCTCTGTAATGTCGTGTGGTAGCCACCAACCACCAAGTTCGTCATCGGGCCATTCAACCTGTGCATGAACCCATGTTTTAACAACATCTGAATCAAAATGCCACAGTTGCATACCTTGTTTATGCGTTTCTCCCTTTATATTTACTTCTACTCTTGATGCATAAAAAGGTTTGTCAAGCTTATCATGGCCTTTTGTTGGTATTGTAAGCCCCTTGTTTTTATTACAAAAACTATAGACAGAGTTCGTTTCGTATCCTGAATCAATTGCCATCATTCTAACCCTGCTGTCATCGCCATACGTATGCTCAAGCAATTCGTGTAGTTGTTTCCACACTGCTGGATGTTTGGTTTCACCCCATAGTTCTCCATGTGTTATCAACCAACTCTCCATGTGCAACCCCCACCCACGAACTACATATACGAGCCTATCTTTCTGTACATCAACACCAGCCGTAAGTATTTTTACTCCTTCTACAACTGCCCCTTGTTCATAAGGTTTTCTCTTATTATATACAATATCCCATTTTGGTGCTTCCCCAAGCACACTATAAAGCTCTCCCAATTCTGTATTTATCACGGCCTGTATCTTGTCAGGCTCTCTGGTCCTAATAGCATTAAGATAACGTCTTGCAAAGTAACCAAACGTCTTCTTTGATGAAAAAGTACACAGGCCTGATATCCAAAATGATGCTATATCGTTTCCATCAGTATCAGCCTTACCTGTAACTTCTCCCTTCTTGTTTATCTTCTGTGCAGGAGCTACAAAAACTCCGTACCTGTTCATTCTGTCCTTATATTTGCTCTCTATCAATTCGTTGCAGTGAGGACAACCCATTTTTGCATGTCTTCCTGCTGATTCTGGTGTAGAATCTTCTGGCCACTTTAAACAGTCCATCCTCGGTATAAAATATTCTTCGCAGTAAGGACAAGGCCACGCCCATTCATGACGTGTTCCTTCCTGCCACAAACGCCATATTGGAGATTCAACTACCTCTGATACATTCCAACGCCACAAATTGGATCGTTCATCGTAAATGCTCTCAACTGTCCCAACAGTTGGAGTGCTTGCAACCCCCACCTTTCCGTCAGGAAAAGTTGAAGTCCTGGCTTCCATCAGTTCAACAGGATCACCTTCTCCCTTAACTGAAGATGCCATGCGATCAACTTCGTCAACGATACCTATTGCAGCCGAATCTGAAGCTAATTCTGCTGCCGATCCTGCCCACGCCATGCGGAACGCAATTCCATTCACTACTTTTAATGTCTTTGTCGATTTTGATTTTATATATTTGCGTTCTAGGCTAGGTGTACAATGTATCATGTCCATGATTTTAGGTTCTATCATGGTACGTATGTTGCTTTGTGTTGGGCCAAGATATAGAACTGGTGCAGGATCGTCATCTAGACGATGACCAATGACGTTAAACTGGTTTGCGGTTTTTCCCATTTGCGAACCCATGACCCACACTATCCGTCTGTAATTAGGATTTTTAAAAGCTCGTACAGGCTCGGTCATATAGGGCGTTCGTGAGCTTCTCCAAGGTCCTGCCTCTGCAACCCCCTGCGGAAGAATGCGGTGTGCATCTGCCCATTGATCTGCTGTCCTTGGTAAGGGAGCATCAACAATGCCCTTTAATGACCTTACCGCATCAGTTAGTAATTGTAAATTCTGAACATCCTTTTGCAACACTTTGTCTTATCCTTCTCATTTCACCAAGTATAGTTTCACGAACCTCAGCAGGATTGTCAGTCGAAGCCAAGTCATTCGCAAGCCGACCCGATATCGATTCAATAGAGGAACAAAACATAACCGACACCGAATCCATAACTTCACGTACCAGATCGATAGGTACAAGTGTGCCAGACATCTTAGCCTTTTCAACCTCAACTTTCATTCTCCTTGCTTTGATCAAACGCAACTCCTCTATAGGCCTGTCACTCAAATCTTCCCCCTCTGGCATGATCTCACGTATTTTGGCGTTGGCCTCTCTTTGAGCATACCACCTAATCAACTCTGCTGTCCAGAGCATCCTAGCTCCCGATTTGCCTTTGGTAGACTCTGGGAATCCGTCCTCTTTGCCCAACCTACTAATCCTACCGTCAGCCACACCTAACATTATCCCAATTTCACGTAACGTAACGTGTCGTCCCTTTTTTCTTTCGCTCTCAGGAATTCCTGTTACCTTTTCCCTTGCCTTGGTCGTCGG